CCGGTTGCTTCACCAGCTTTGTCAACAGAAGCGACTGATTGAGCTTCAGCATTTTTAGGATCGTGTTTCATTTCAGAGATTTCCTCATCCTCATGGAGTTCCACGTCCTGATTTTCTATATTATCAGCCATTTTTGACTCCTTATTTTGATTTTAATATTGAGAGGAAATTCTTAAACTCACGAACCTGTGTCTCATAGAGATCAGCGCGTGGAGCCTTCTTAATTTCAGTCTCCATTCTTTCAATTGTTTGTGCTTCTATAATGCCGTTATTCCAAACCCATTCGACACCTTCCATTATCCCATTAACAAATGCTCCAGGTGCGGATGGATCTTGCACGATATCTACCGCGTTTAGAATATAATCGTCGTTGACGACCATGGCGCCATTACGCTGGCTCAAACTTCCCATACCACGAGTCGATACACCGAATGTAACTCCACCATCGAGTAAGCCTTTTACAACTTCGCCCATAGGGGTGTTTAGTATCGATGCTTTACCCACAATATCATTTCCCTCAAACTTAAGTTCATTGATCTTGTGAGAAACTTTATCGAGATTTACGGTCGGTCCTTCAGGGTGATTTAATTCACCAACTGCTCTACCTTTTTGTACTTGCTCTGTGTCATACTTATTAAGAGCTCTCTCCATAATAGGCATTGGATATATGCGACCGTTTCGATTCTTCTTTTCTGCTTGCGCAAAAATTCCTTGTATAGCATAATTCTTATTACCGTCTTTACCTTCGGTAATTAAAAATTCCACATCATTTTCGGTAAATTCTGATATTAACTTCATGTTACCCTCTTGGAAATGCTATTTTAGTAAAATGTGTTGTTGTAGTGCCTGCATGTATTTCATCAGTACTTTCTTTGTGTAATACAAAAGCTTGGTTTTCATGTACTTGCATTGTAGCACCACTTGTAACGTTAGTAATTAAATCATCTGCTGTTGCACAAACATAAACAGTTTTAGCGCCACCAACAGTTGTTTTATTACCGTTGCCGTTTGCCGTAATTTTAGCAGCTAAAGGTCTAATTTCCATTATTTTATTCCTTTATATTGTTTCATAAATTCTTTTACAGCCTTTTCAGCTTCACGTTGAGAATTATAAGCATCTAATCTATCGCCATCAATATAAGCAACAAACTTATTTCTCTCATTATGAATTTTTACAGGTACTCGATTAATCTTTTTATCGAATACAACTTTACCAATTGGCTTACGGCCTGTTAGTTCTCTTAGTTGTGAAAAAGTTTTCATGTTAATTATATTTATACAAGTTAACTTTTACACCGCCGCCCCTTCAATTTCTTCTTCTTCCTCTTCGTCTTCTTCTATTTCTTCTTCGGTTTCAGCTTCATCGTTATCTTCAGCTTCTTCCTCTTCATCTTCAGGATCTTCCATATTATCTTCATCATCTATTTCGACTTCCTCTTCTTCTTCCGCAGGTGCGCCATTATAGATTTGATCTGCTAATTTAACCTTTTCTTGATCAAGTAAGTCTGACATTTTAATTGTCATTACTTCACCAAATATCTTATTTGCATTATTATAATCTTTATCCAGAGAAGCTTTAATTAAATCCTGAATCGGGTTTGTTTCTTCTTGCTCTGTATTTTCCACGTTCTCGACATTATCCATTATACTACTCCTTGGTCGTCTTCTGGTTCTTGCGCCTGTGCGGCAGCAATTTCTTTATCCATATTTTCAATAGTTTCATCGTCCATTAAAAGAATATTCTTTTGTACCCATTGCTTAGAAAAGTATTCACCTACATATTGAGATACTTGATCTAGGCTCTGTATTTTTTCTCTTAATAATTCTGCTTCTTTTAATTCTGCAAAATGATTGTCTCTTAAATAATCTACAGTTACTTTATTTTTCCAACTGTTCCAATCATCTTCAGTAATAATATTTTTCATTATAAGTTGTTTCTTTAAGATGTCGTAAAATAAATTTGAGAATCTATTTCTTAATCTATCAATAAACTTTTGAAACTTAAGTTCGTCTCTACTTATTTCAGTCGCTCTTCCTAATGAAAACTGTTGTTCTTGTTCTAATCTATTCATAGGTACATTTAAAGATCTATATAATCTTTTTTGAAAATATATAATATCTTCTATTTGACCTAAATTCTCTCCACCCGGTAATGTAGATATTTCAGTACCTCGTCCACCTTCTCTACGTGGTAACCAAAAGTCTTCTAACATTGACATATGTTTTCTATCGTCTCTTATCTCACCAGTCTTAGCATCGTAAACTAATTTGTTTCTATACTTTGCCATAATGTCTTTCATATATTGTTCGGCTTTACCTCTTGGTAAGTTACCAACATCAATATAAAACATTCTTCTTTCAGGCGCTCTTGCTAATCTATAAATTACTAATGAGTCTTCCATCATTCTCAATTGTGTAATTGGCTTAAGAGCTTTATGTAAGTAAGAAACTATTTTCTTTCTATGTTCGTCTAATAAACCTGAAGTTATATAGTTAACAGAATCTAAAGTCATTTTTATTCCAGCTTTCTGTGCACCAGGTTTTTCTTGAAATATATAAAACTCATCAACTTTTTCTACAAGTTTTGCTCCGGTAAGTGGATCTTTTTTGCTCTTAACTTGTTTTACTTTTCTCATCTTTGCTGCATCAATGTATCTTATTTCTTGAATACCAGCTGATAAGTTATTTTCATCTACTACTAAATGATGATATAGTCTTCCATCAATATACCATCTTCTAAAAATATCGTGACCAAGTTCTTTAAAGTTTAACATGTTAAAAATATTTTCAAACTCTTCAGTCATTTGCTTTTTAATTGAAGCACTAACTGGTACATTGTCTAAGTTTAATTCTACTGATGGTTTTAATTCATTTGCTGTGATTGCTTCGTTAACAATATCTTCGATAGCTGCATCAGCTTCAGGGTGCATTGCACTTCCTCTGTATTTTAAAATAAGCTGTGCATTATCTTTGGAATCATCACCTTCCATATTAATATAATGACCATAGTGAGAACCGGCTGAAGTCGCAGTGATATAGCCAGCACCATCGTCGTCTCTTGGCGGAACAGGAGAAGCAAGCGCTTTCTTATCTTTTGTCCTTGTAATTTCAAAACCAAATAATTTAAATGTATTTTCTGCCATTTGAATTCCTTTATAGTTAGGAGGGCCGTAACCCTCCTACTATTTATTACTTAACTTGTAGTGTCAGTCTCATAGTACTGATAAGCGAAAGTTACTGTGAATCTTTCAATCTCATCGTTTGTAGCATAATTGAGATCAATTGGTGACATATCCTGAGGATATGATCCTCTGAATGTGTACTTCTTAAGTGCATCACCTGATCTATCAAGTTGTTCGACTATAAGATCCGCTTCATAAGCCACTGGAGTTGTAAGACCAGTATTTGCACTATGTGCGTTCATACCGTTCATCCATCTTTCCATTGGATTTCTGATAGCAAAATCTGTATCGTTTATTATTGTAACAGTCCAAACGTCGAATGTTCTGTCACCAGCCATTTTTAATTGTCTACCACGAAATGGTACAATAATCTGACCGAGTGTTGAACCGGGTAACTGAGCTGCTTCACATAAGAATGAAGTTAGTTCAGGATCACCGTTCGCGTAACCTGGAAAGTTAATGGTAGCCTTGAAGAGGTTAGGACGAGCCCCACCGCCTCTAAGCTTTGATTTAAAATCATCTACGCCTAATACTGCCATTTTCTACCTCCTAAACTGTACCAACGACTTCTTCAAAGTCGACGCCAGTTCTTACTGCCACAAAGTTAAGTGTGACGTAGTTAATGGACCTAGCCGGCTTAATGAAGATACTTGCGATAAATTCATTTCTATCGATTACTGCAGGTGTATTATTAGTTGCATCTGCTACGACTCTGAAATCTGTAATACCACGTCTACCTTTCACTTCGCGTAATACTGGCTCGACAATATTAACAAACTCTGCTCTTGTAAATTCATCGTTGAATTCAAAGAGTACTTGTTCTGCCGCTCTTGCAATTGCTCTTTCAAGAACTAAAAACAATCTTCTTACATTGATTCTATCAAATGCAGAAGGTCTTGCGAGTTTTGTTTTATCACCGAATAATATTACACCAGCACCTGGAATATTTGCTATTGGATTTACACCAGCTTTATAGAGTGTATCTCTTTGAGCTTTTGTTGGTGAAAATGAAGTAGATGTTATTCCTAAATACTGACCTCTTCTTGATCCTGCAGGTGAAAACCATGGAGCTCTATTAAGATCCGTGGCTGCCATAATTCCAGCAGTAGATGAAGCTGCAGGTATTTCAATAAATTGATCATTAAATTTATCATATACCTTAAGATAGTTTCCATCCATTACTAAATATGAAGACTTAGTAAACGTGTCAGCAGTTGCAACTATATTTGTTACAATGTCTGATGCTGATGTTACGTTAACAACATCAGATCTTGCAGGTGAAGCTACAACAACACAATCTTTTCTTAAATTTTGAGCTGTAGCAACAAGATCGTTAACAGTTGTAGTGGTGTGTACTCTAGATGAAAATTCTGGTGCAATTAAAAAATCTATTTCAACTTGATCTTTATCTTCGAAAAGATCGTATCCAACCAATATTTCAGCAGGTTGTAAATTTGAAACGTTAGCCCCTTGACTAAAATTATAATCAATGTCGGCATTTGTTGTACCAGTAGTTTTAGTAAAGTTATCTCCACTATCTATTGCTGTTCCGGCTCCTGCTCCTCTTAAATCAGAGTCAAAATCAATTAACCAAACATATTTTGAATTTTCATTTAATATGTCTTTTATATAGTTAGTTGTTCCGTCATCGTTTTTAGCGTTTGAACCTAAAGATGCAAATGCATATCTTTCAAGTACTGTGCCTTGTGTACCTGTAAATGCACCAGCTTTATCAATAACTGCAACATGAACTTCATCATTGGTTGCATTATTTTTTGTAGCAAAAGAAGATGTTCCTGGTGCTGCGTCAAATTCTGCTTTATATGACCACCCAGTAAATGCTGAGTCATTTGCTGAATGAGGACATAAAGAAACTTGTAAGCTATTACCAAGAGCTCCTGGATATTTTGCTATAAATGTATGAGCATCTGAATCTAATGCAGATAGCTGCGAATTAAAGCTCGTTTCATTTTTAATAACTTCTGTAGGAAGACCAGCTGCAGTTGCTGCCGCAGTTTGGCCAGTTGTTGATACTGCGTTTTTAGCAACGCCATCAATAACTCTTACAGTCTGAAGTGAGTTAGAATACTTTAGAAAAAAGTTTGCCTGATGAAACGAATTAGTGGTGGCAGAATCTGGTGAGCCAAATACGTCTACTAGTTCAGCTTCTGAACTTAGTTTAACTCTTTCCTCAACAGTTCCCCACCTTGAATTTATTACGATTGCGCCTGTAGTTGACTGGACATTAGGCACGCCACCAGTCAGGTCTATTTCTTTGACAACAACCGCAGGTGATTCGGAGGGTGTAGAGAGTGCCATCTTAATTTCCTTTTTATTATGCGATTAACATTATACGAATATTCACTTGTTACCATTATTTATAATATTACAGATTTCTATCGTATTCTATGGCCCATGGATGTTCTTCAGTTGGTTCTATTCTTTTTGTTTGTTCATGTCCATCATCTATAAAACCAAAAGGTACAATGTCTTCTTCTATTTCTTTTAATTTTTGTTTAAAGATCATATCTTTAATATTAATATCTGTTAAATTAGAAAAGTATGTAGATGAAACAAAATAACCGAACAATACTAAATTCATAACTAAATCATCATGGTTACCTACAGAGGCCTGATACGTTTGTCCTCGAGCTTCAAAAGTAGATATTTCTAATATTGTTTGTTCGTCTACTATTTTAAGTTTATTATTTTCTAATAAGTCTTTTAATGCACTACAGCCAAGTCTTTTAGATTTTCTATTAATATCCACACCTACAGCATTTGCTTTAACTGCAGATTCAACATGTACGTTTTCATATTCTAAATCATAATATAATCCATTACAAACCACAGATCCTTGGTCATTTGATTCAACTATACAATATGCTTTGTTGTAGACATTTGCATACTTATATATAATATTAGGGAAGAGTAATGGAGAGATAGTATTATTGCGATACACAACAACCTGCTCAAAAGGACGAACGTTAATATCGACTAAAGAAAAAGATGAATAGTCCTGTCCTCTTCCCTTTGAAACATCAGCAACTAAAATATATTCGTGTCCTTTAATAGGTTCTTTGTAAATTAAACAATCTCCACCTTCCATATATTTTATTGGTGGCCTTGCTCTTAAATCTAAAAGTGTTTGTGCATTTACTAAAGTATTACCAGTGCCAAAAAAAGTATTACCAAATTCTTGATCAAACTGTACCTGCGAAGTGTTGTTTATAGTTTCTTCTTTCCATTTTTCATCTCTTCCTGGTACATCGTGCCAATCAACTCTAAAATTATTATACTCATTAACACCTTGTATTGACCCTTCCCATATCTTATGAAAGGTATTACCTATGCCATTTGCTGTAGATGTTACTATAATCTTCGTGTCACCACCTGATGATATAACTGGATAAGTAGAAGTGTAAAACTCTGCTGCTCTTTCAACGAACGCAAACTCATCTAAGTAAAGTAAGTTAATAGAAAGTCCACGAATTGAAGAGCCAGTCGTAGCAGCAGCGATAATCCTACTATTATTGCTAAAGTCGATATTAGATTTATTAAGAGCTTTAACGCCCGGCTGAAGAAAGAAAGGAATGTTCTCGAGCATAATAGTAATTCTCGCCAACATTTCTCTTGCAGTGGCACCTTTGTTCGCAAGAACTGCAATTGATTTTTCTGATTGAAAGAGTGCAAACCATAATAAGTATCCACACGCCGATATTGATTTACCTGATTGCCTGCATGCAAGTACGACATTAAATCTATTCTCCTCAAATTGCTTAAACATCTTTTTTTTTTTTTTTTATAATTCAAAAGGTATTAAACCTTTATCTAATGAAATAATCTTAGCATATTTTTCTATAAAGTACACAGGATCTTTCATGCACTTTGCATATTCGATAACTTGTTCCTCAGTAAAATTAGAAACAATACCGTCTTTTTTAATATTAGGATTGCCTAGATAGTTTTCATTCTGGTTTTGGAGTGACATTTACTATTTCCGATTCATTCTTAAGCAGCTTTTGTAGCTCAGTTGTGGAACCAACGAAAAGATTATTTGTAGTATTTGCAATCTTTTTAACTTCGTCTTTCTTGTCAATGTCTTTCTTTTTCTTGTTTAAGTCCATTAATCTATCATTTACGTCTGAAATATTTTTAATCATTCCAGACAAAACTTCAAAAGCTCGAGGATGCTCACTTTCTCTTGCAACCTCAATCATAAGTTCTAAACTTTGTTTTCCTTTTTCAACTAACTCATAATAAGTATCGCGAGAATACTTGTAATCATTATCAATATTCTTTTCTTCAGGTGGAAAAAATTTTTCCATTTCTTTTTTATCACTCATCTAATGTAACAAACTCTCGATTCTTAATATGCTGTTCCTGAATATCTTCTTTAGATTGACCCAAGTACATCACCGCATGATGTTTGTCAATCATATAGTTATTTATAGACTGATCAGCATAATTAGTTGTTCTCCATAACTCACCAAGTATTCTACCAAACTTACCAGTTTTATCTTTATGAGTCTTAAGTATTATGCCACCGTCATCATCTAACATACCAGTTAAAAATTTCTTTGCGGCCAATCCATATTTTTTTTCTTCTAGGTCTCTAGTTCTTGATTCTGGAGTATCAATACCAAACATTCTTACGCGTTCTTTGTGTAACCATACACCAAACCCTAAATCAATATCTACATCAACAGTATCACCGTCAATTACTTTTACTACTTTACATCTATATTCATACATATTTAACTCGCACTATCTAAAATTGTTGTTGAAAATCCAAAATCACTATCGTCCATACCTATAATTGTTGTAGGATTAGGAGTTACTCTTATTGTCTCTAATCCTATATCAGAGTCATTCAATCCTGCATTGATATCAAATACCTTTGTATCAACTTGTCGAATGATACTCTGATCAGCAATCGGACCGTGATAACTTAGCTTCATCTCAAAGTCCATGCTGTATATAATTGTACGTCTTTGCTCCATCGCTCCTTCAAAATCATCTGAAAAAGAAACGCCTTGTATTATAACTTGTACATCTTCTTTAAATGTTGGATATTCAGTAGCAAATGGTTTTATAGTTAAAGCGTATTGTGGATTGAACGTTGGAAGTATTTGTTCAACAATTTGCAGAGCATCGTCTTGTGACTTAGCATACGCATTTAACTGGAAATTTATTGAATAAGGAACTGGTGTAAAAAACTTTTGTCTTTTAGTATTTTCGCCAGTTGAAGAATTTGTAGTAAAGTTACCAACTTTTGTTAATTGCCTTTGAGCATCATAAGCTATTGAAGTAATTTCAAATGACATTCTTGGTAACTTGATTGCAACCTGTTGATCTTCAGAAAGATTTGGATTTTCTCTAATTCTTTCTAAATACTTTTGTTTTGGCGCATAAGATAACGGAACTTTTAATTGACTGATAACGGCACCTGAAGAATTTTTGCGAATAACGTATATGTTATTAAAAAGCCTACCAAATAGTGCTACAGCCTTTTTAGTTTTTGCATGATAGAAGTGACCGCCAAACATTAGTTATTACTCACATCGCCAAATGGATTAGACTCGCTGAAATCAATGAAGTCTGTACCGGTTGAAAAATCTGTATTTTGTTCATTTTGAGATAATTGATTTTCTTCTACTACAAGAGCTATAATACCTTGCGCATTAGTTGTTAAACCTGTTACTGTTGCGCTGTCTGCAAATGTGTGATATTTACCATCATCCGCCCCGGCATGAACAATATGAAGCTTGTTATCTGAATCAGAAAACTTAACAACTTCACCTCTCATAGTTGTGTCGCCACTTGGAGAAGTAATTACCTCACCAACTTTAAATGGAGATCCAGTTACATTGGTTAATGATAAAACATATTTGTATGCATACGCACCTTCTAAATTGTCTAATACATCTCGACCAGTGTCCATCTGTTCGCCACTGTATTCGAATAACTGACATCTTAATTTAAATACTGGTAAATTACTTAGTTGATAGAATGGTTGCTCATGTTCTACATGAGATATTTGAAAAAACTTTTTACTTAATGGTAAATATATTAAGTCGCCTTCTAAAGGTCTTACTGCTGTAATCTCATTATCGTACCTTTGTACAGTATTGGTCCATCTTCTTCTTGATACTATAAATGTAGCTTCATCTCTAATCTCTACGCCAAACCTTGTAAAGAGATCTCCTTCACCTTCAAAGCCTTCTGTGTTCTCAATGTACATTTCGATTTGATAAGACGAGTTAAAACTTGATACAGGATCGTCTCCTAATATCTTATCTTCATTTACTAAATCTCGTGGTAAATAAAATACGTCTTGACCATAAGCTTTAAGTGCCTCAATGACTATATCTTCATAAAGGTTTTGCTCTGATCGTACTTTTTGGTTAAAATAAAAATTTGTAGCCATCTCATCCTACGAAAAAGTCTGGTGGAAATTCATGTTCTAGTCTCAAGTTTTCTCTAAGAGTTTGTATTTCT